CCACTGGTGGCACTGCTGCTGCGACCATCGAGCTCTAATAGTTCGAAAAACGCAGTAATCGTTGAGGGGGGGCCCTTCGGGGCCCTCCCAATACGAAAAATAAACTTAGACTTTATCTAAAGGATTTTAAATGGCTTTCACAAAGACTGGTGTTGTAACAGCACCGAAGATTGTGCCATCGGCTTTTGGGCTACTCGCCGTAGTCAAGCCAGAAAACGGTCCTAACGAGGACCAGTGGGTCCGCGGATTCTCTCAGGAGTGGGAGACCACCCTATACTCGGCCACTAACTGGGATGACACAGACTCCACAGACGGTCAAGTTGTAGCTGCTGGTGTACCAACCTACTACACGGAAATCAAGCCTTGGTTTATCGAGGCTGAAGAGCTTCGTTCAACCCTTGGTTTCTTGGGGCTAGAAAGAATAGAGCGACTAAAGCGTCAGCTTGAGGGTGTAACCCAGCACGCTATGGAAGTAGAGCTCTGGGATGGCGCTATCCGCAAGGGCGAGAGCCATGCAAACAAAGCTCTTTCAGATGCATCTGCAACTATCCTAAATAGTGGTACTGCACTATCACCTCGCCGTGCACTTGCTCTTTTGGAGCATGCAATCGGCCAGGCTTCAGATGGTGGAGAGCAGGGAGTAATTCACGTAACTCGTGACGTTGCAGCATTGCTTTCTAGCAACTCAAACATGATTTTTCACGAGACTGAAGTAGACCACCTACAAACAATGGGTGGCACTCCAGTTATTGTGGGTTCTGGCTACTCAGGTACCGGACCAGATGGTGCAACTGGTGCAACGGCAACAGACACCAACAAATGGATTTACGCCACCGGAACCGTCCGCACCTATGTGGGCGATATCGATGTCGTGAACGACAATCTAGCGCAAGCTTATGATGTGTCGGGAAATGCGAATGACATGCGTCTCAAGGCAATCCGCCCAGCAGCGGTTTACTTTGATACATCAATCCACCTCGCTGTAAGAGTAGATCTTACAGCCTAAACCTAAGGAGACAGCCACATGGCTACTCAAGACTATGCTGCTAGCATCCAGGGTGTGTCGATTCGTGTCACCCGATTGGATTCATACGGCAACCTAATGACTGGTGCTGGCGACAGCTACACCACCTCGGCGTTCATGCGTATTTCATTTACGCCTGAATATGAAGAGGGCGACGAGATCACCGAGAAGGGCGCTAACGGTATCGTTTGCGTAACCTACAAGGCTCCGGACACCCTAAAGCGTATTACCATGGAACTTGCTATCTGTGAGCCAGACCCAGAGCTTTCTGCTCTACTATCTGGTGGTCTATTGCTTCGCAAGAACCTAGGAACCACTGGTCAGCCAGACCACAAGTCAATCGGTTGGGCTGCACCTGGCGTGGGCGATGACCCTGCCGGTAACGGTGTTGCAATCGAAGCTTGGTCGCACGCAGTTAAGGACGGAAAGCGCGGAGGCGTTCTTCCTTACTTCCACTGGGTGTTCCCGTTCGTTAAGATGCGTCAGTCTGGTGACCGTGTTATTGAAAACGGTCTATTGGCTAACACCTTCGAAGGCTATGGTCTAGGAAACCCAAGCTTCCAGTCAGGCATTGATGGCCGCTGGGAGTTCCCGATTGCTGCAGAGCGTCCATACGCTTACGCACGCGCTGACTGGGCTCCAACTGGCTTGAACGGCTTCTACACCTGGACTGACGGTACTGGACCAGTATTCTTCACCTCTAGCACCGCTACTGACCCAACTACTATCAACGTTACTGCTGCTCAGGGATACGCCACTGGAACCCTTGCAACTCTAACCTTCAGTGCTAACCCGAACATTGCTACTGGCGATGAGCTTGTAGTATCTAACGTTGGAAGCCTATTCAACGGAACCTACACGGTTGCTAGCGTTGCAACCAGCTCACCGTGGACCGTTAGCTACACCAACGCGTCTATCACCGCTGACATTGCTTCATTCACTCCTGGTAAGAGTGCTAAGGTTACGATTGCTGACTCGGCTACCGAGAGCTACCCAGCACCTACACCTGTGACCTCTCTAGCTAGCAGCGGAGTGACTTACAATGTACCTGGTAACGTCAACTACACCGCTGACTCGGCTATCGACAACGTTATCGTTTCGAACGAGCAGTAATACCTAAGTAACGGGTGGCGATCTGGGCAAATAGCTTAGGTTGCCACCCGTTAAAATTATCTAAGAGGTAAAAGTGACTAATAACTTATGGATTCAGGCCGAGGAACTCGGCGACTATTCGTATACCGAGTACACCGAAGAGGCAATCAAGGTTGCCTCATACCTCCTTTGGGCTATGTCCGGGCGCAAATACAGTGGAGTAACTACCGTAACTGAACGTTACACCTGTGTCCTCCGTAATAACCGAATGGGCCCATCCATAAAAACTAACTCTCCAGTCCTTTTCGGTGGAGACGTCTACAACATCCCTTCTGGCGACTACGACGAGTATTCAGAGCTAACCTCTGACGGACTCTCTCCGGAGTCCCGTCTTAAGCTTCGCGGGCGTCCGGTTACTCAAATTCACGCAATTAGGAACCGAACTGGTGCCCTAATTGACCCATCTAACTACTATCTAGTGGACCACTCTACAATCCACATTGTCCCGAATACTGCTTGGACTCCTTGCAACACCGAAGTAACTTACTCTTACGGAACTCCTGTTCCTATTGCCGGAAAAATGGCTGCTCGTAAGCTTGCCATTGAGTTTGCCCGTCTGTGGTCTGGCGATGAAGGTTGCGAGCTCCCCCAGCGTGTGACCTCCGTGTCGCGTCAGGGCGTCTCTTACACTATTCTCGACAACCAAGAATTTATCGACGAGCTCCGCACTGGTCTCTACGAGATTGACCTATTCCTAAAAGTTACTAACCCAGACAACGCGCGTCGTAAGTCAAAAGTCTTTAGTCCAGATCAGCCTAGAGGACGTCGCTACAACCCGAAAGCATTGCCTCTAACTGTCGATGCTGATTACGACCTAACCCTCATCAAAACCGCTGATGCTACTTGGACTTCAGTAGGAACTACTACGGTTTTGACAAACTTTTTCCCTGACAGCGGGTGGACACCTGTAGTCACCCTGAGAAGCTACTCTGGCAATAAATCAGTAAATCTAGAATCTTCTAGCATTACACTGAACTCCGGAGCCGAATCTCTATCTTTTACAGTCCCGTACACCAAAGCTGTAGCAGCCTTGGGTATGATTGACCCCGGAACTTGGACATTATATGCCACAAAGACTATATCTGGAGTGGAAAATATTGTCGAGCTTGCATCTGGAAACCTCCAGATCAAGATGTATAACTAAGAGAAAGATAAAGTCATGTCAGAAATTATGACTAACTTCCGTGCTTCAGACATGCCTGGAGCTAAGAAAGTTGGACCTACTCCTGCGCCTAAGAAAGTTGCACCTAAAGCAGCTCCTAAGCCTGCAGTAGAGGTTGTTGAAGAAGTAGTTGCCCCTGTAGAGGCAGAAGAAGCGCCTGTAACCGAGGAATAAGAATATGACCACTCAGATTGACGTAACTGGAGTATCCGAAGACGCTACTAATCTTCGCGATATGATGCAGGGTGTCTTGGCTAGGGTGGAAACCATATTTCAGTCCTACAACGTGAACCTACCGCAGCGTAGGTACTGGATGATGGGCCAACCAGCTATCGACTGCGAGCAGTTGGTTGTCTCATTTGTCCAAATGTATCTAGGAGCACCAGGAGCGCAGGTTGGAGAGCCGCAGCGTTGTAACGTTCCTAGAAGTGCAACCTTAAACATCTCTATTTCTAGAGAAACGCCTACGGTTGGGCAAAATGGTCGCCCGCCAGCCCCGGAGAAGATCACTATTGCATCTGAACTGGTGGCAATTGATTCATGGGTGCTAATGCAGTCTATAAACCTACTAGACCAGTGGGACGAGTATGGCTATGGCGTAGGCGTTATAGCTACCCTAGACACTGCAGGGCCAGAGGGTGGATTTCAAACAACAACTCTGACAATTACTATGGCGGTCCCATAAAATGCCAGCCTGGGGGCTAATTCCGGATAGCCCGATTTTTTACTACGGCGCTAAGGCTCTTCGAGTCAAGCATCGTAGAAGGTCTAGAAGCAGCTACTCTGCTCGTATTAGGACTAGCTACGGGTTTACGTATAAAGATTTGACTCTATATGAGTCAAAACTTGACTATGAGCTAAATGCTATGGGCGGCATGGTCAGCCAGCATTTACTTAAGATTAGCTATGATATTTGGCTAGGGGCCAGGGCTCAGGTAGGAGTAAAGACTGGCGGGCTGAGGGCCAGCATCTACCGAGAGCACCACAGGCGGGGGCAGTTTCAGGAGATAAGGGTCGGGTCTAGGCTCAGTTATGCCTATGCCCATCATGAAGGAACAAAGCCTAGGGTAATCACCCCTAATCCGCCAAACAAAGTCCTTACGTTTACTAAGGGATCTAAGCTTATTCGCACTACTATTGTTACTCATCCTGGAACTAGGCCAAACAGGTTCCTAAGCGACCAAATGAGACTTCACGTTAGGTAGTAAAATATAACTGTATGTTTAGCAATCG